CGTTTGGACGCTGAAAACACCAGAAAGGCGCCGGAACGCATCACCACAACATTAGATCGTTGGACTGAAACGACCGATTTTGATGCGATGGACAGCCGGGCGCGCGATCAATTCGCGAAACCGATGGTCAATGCTGCCATTCGCGAGGCTGTTGAAGATTTGGCGCGCGAGCGTGATTTAGTACCGGCTCGCATCATCCAGGAACACGCCAATATTGCGTTTGCCAATATGGCGGATTTCTTTGAAATTGGTGAAGATGATTTTCCTAAGCCCACACTGTCCAAACTGACACGTGAACAATGGGCGGCGATTGCTGAAATTGATGTTATTGATGAGGTTGGGCGGAATGGATCAAAGCGCCGGTTGAAGTTCAAGCTGCACGATAAGTTGCGGTCACTCGACACGCTAGCAAAATTCAACGGTTTGGATAAAGGCGACAACCCGCTTTATTCTGATTATTCCATGCCAAAATTACCCGCAACCGTAGATAAAACCACGGTTGCGGATGAATATCGGCGTTTCATCGGTGATGACGGATGATGTTATCGATGAGTGTCCTCCATCATTTTTTTGCGAATTTCATCGGCGCGCTTCTCGTATATTTCCGCCGCTTCTTTCAAACATCTTGCGGCGGCGAAAAATGCACCATCTTCCGCGTAAATTTTCGCCATTTCAATTTTTTCATTGACTTGATCGTGAATTGTGGACATTTCACATTCTCCCGTTGGTTGTTTCCATTTCTATATATTCGAGTGCTGCAATGATGTCAACAGATAATGCAGATTTATTTGATTGGTATTTGCGCGAAACCAGCGGCGATTTAATTAAGCCATGGAAGCCGCACGCTTTATCACATGAGGAATGGCCTCCAGATTACAGCGGTGTTTACGTTTGGCGAATGCAAACTGTTGACGCATTGCGCAATTCGCCCGATTTGCTCGCTTCTGCAAAAGCATTTTATGCGCAAAATCGCAAGAAATTCATTCTGCATTGGCTTGACACTTATGATCCGCGCAAGGCGGGCGATAAATGGATACCGTTTGTTTTTTTTGAAAAACAAGATTGGTTTATTGATTATGTTGACCAATTGCGAGCCGACCAGGAAGGCGGGTTAGTTGAAAAAGCGCGTGACATGGGCGCAACATGGCTCGCGTGCGGCTATTCTGTTGCATCATGGTTGTTTATTGATGATGATGCGATTGGATGGGGTTCGCGTAAACAGGAATTAATTGATAAATTAGGCGATCCCGATAGTATTTTTGAAAAAATAAGACTGATGATTAATCGGTTGCCTGACATTTGGCGTCCGAAAGGATTGACCGATAAAAAACACCTTACGTTTATGAAATGCATCAACCCGGAAAATGGCGCGACAATTACCGGTGAAGCTGGTGACAATATCGGGCGCGGCGGCAGAAAGAGCATGTTTTTTGTTGATGAGGCGGCGCACATCGAACGACCGGAAAAAATTGAGGCTGCGCTAGGTGATAACACGCGCGTGCGCATCGATATTTCATCTGTGAACGGTTTGGGTAATCCATTCCATCGAAGACGTGAAGCGGGCGTTGATTGGTATCCAGACGCTAAAATTGAGCCGGGATTTACCCGCGTGTTTGTGTTTGATTGGCGCGATCATCCAGAAAAAACACAAGAATGGTATGACACCAGAAAAGCGAAATATGAACGCGAAGGTATGCAACATATTTTCGCACAAGAGGTTGACCGCAATTATAGTGCAGCGGTTTCTAATACCGTTATTCCATACGAATATATTCAAGCGGCTGTTGACGCACATTTGATAATTCCGTGTTTGCGCGTGCAACCGCTCGATATTTGGACGGCTGGTTTGGATGTTGCAGACGGTGGAATTGACCGGAACGCGTTGGCCAAACGTCAATGGGTAATTTTGCGTCATGTTGAAGAATGGGGCGAACGCGATCCAGGTACGACAACCCGGCGCGCATTGATGTCATGTCGAGAACATCCCGGTATTCGCGTGATGTATGACGCTATCGGCGTTGGCAGCGGCGTTAAGACCGAATACAACAGAATTACGATTGATGAAAAGTTTGAATGGCGCGGTAAATTTGTTGCATGGAATGCGGGTGCTGGCGTCCTAGAGCCATTCAATCGCATAATTCCTGATGATATGGAAAGCTTGACCAACAAAGCGTTTTTCAAAAATCTGAAATCACAAGCTTGGTGGGCGCTTTATACTCGTTTCTATAAAACATGGAAATGCGTTCAAGCAATCAAAAACAATCAACCAATTCCAGATTATAAAGCCGATGAGTTGATTAGCTTGGATGGAACAATGCCGATGTTAATGCAATTAATGAAAGAATTAGCGCAACCGACAAAAGGCGAAAGCACATCATTGCAAATGATCGTCAACAAAACACCGGAGGGCATGAAATCGCCAAACCTTGCGGATGCGGTTGTTATGGCGTATTTCCCGATACCTGACGATTATGCTACAGTGTACAGCGGAAGCTTCTAAGGAACCAAACATGCACGTTCGCGCCAAATTGCTCGCATCAACCGCGTTCGCCAATCCTGGCGCTACAACGCTCGCACAACACAACAAAACGCCTGATACCGCGTCTTTGGTTGCGGCTGTTGAAATGATCAATGATGTTGCAACAGTTGATAGTGATGAAATATTAAAGCGCTCACCTGACATTTCATCGATGCTTCCTTATTGGGATATGACAGACGATATTGTTGAAGGTTATGATGCTGTTAAGAATGCGGGTAAGAAATATTTACCGCAATTTGTTGATGAGGAAAAAGAAGATTATGATTTACGTTTGGAATTAACAAAATTTACCAATGTATATCGTGATATTGTTGAAGGTTTGGCTGCAAAACCATTTGAAGAGGAAGTTACTTTTATTGAAAGTGATGACAAAAAGGTTCCCGAAGAATTAAAAGAATTTGCAGAAAATGTAGATGGTTCCGGCAATAACCTTACTGTTTTTGCGTCATTGGCAATGTTCAATGGTGTAAATTCTGCAATTCATTGGTTGTTTATTGATTATCCGACTGTTGATCGTGAACGCATCAAAACCAAAGCTGATCAGAAACAAGCCGGAATTCGCCCGTTTTGGTCGCACGTCTTAGGGCGTAATATTCTGGAAGCAAAAACCAAAATTGTTAATGGAAAGCAAATGCTTTCTTACATTCGCATTTTCGAGCCTGGCGTTACTGAACCGGACCGCGTGCGAATTTTTCAATTGAATGATGATGGCAGAGTTGTTTGGGAACTTTATGAAAAATTACCCAATGAGAAAAAATTTATTCGTGTTGACAACGGAATATTGTCAATTTCGATAATTCCTCTTGTTCCGTTCATTACCGGGCGGCGCGATGGAACAACATTCAAAATATTTCCTGCAATGCGCGATGCAGCCGATTTGCAGATTAAACTATATCAATCAGAAAGCGCGCTTGAATACATTTCGAATTTGGCCGGTTATCCTATGCTTGCCGCGAACGGTATGCGCCCGGAAATGCAAGCTGATGGAAGGACACCAAAGAAATTAAAGCGCGGACCATCACGCGTGTTGTGGGGTATTCCTGATGGTAATGGTAATTCCGGTTCATGGGCTTACGTTGAACCGTCCGCGCAATCGATGGAATTTCTTGAAAAGAAAAATACCAATACCAAGCAAGATTTGCGTGAATTAGGACGTCAACCATTGACCGCTAATTCCGGTAATTTAACGGTTATCACTACTGCATACGCGGCGGGCAAATCCAAATCGGCGGTTTCCGTATGGGCACTTGCTCTGAAAGATGCGCTTGAAAATGCGTTTTTGATTACCGCAATGTACATGTCAATTAACGATTATGAACCGGAAATTAATGTTTACACTGAATTTGACGAATTCATGGATGGTAATTCGGACATTGAAGCGTTGCGGGCGGCACGCGATAGCGGCGACCTTTCACAAGAAACATATTGGAGTGAATTGAAGCGCCGCAAGGTTCTTTCACCTGAATTTGATAAAGAGGAAGAACGCGAACGGTTGTTGAAAGAAGTTCCCGCCGATGATACAAATCTGGATATTAATTTAGATGATGATTTAGACCCGAATGCGACACCGGGCAATGTGCCGCGCAACAATGCCGTTTAGCAGGATAGCAGCGGCGCAACAGTTGGATAACTGCAAAAATGAAAACGATCATCAAGACGCATCTTGCCATTCTCGCCACTGCTGCATTTGACCCAGGCTCGCCGGGCTGGAAAGTTGATGCAGACGGTAAACTTGAATTGAAGGACAGCAACCCGATTTACGTTGACGCCAGTGGACGTGAAGCGGTCGTTGCATCCGATACAATTTCCAAATTGAACGCGGAAGCAAAGTCACATCGTGAGCGTGCCGAAAAAGCGGAAGGCGCTTTGAAAGCGTTTGAGGGTGTGGACCCGGAAGCAGCACGCAAAGCAATCGATACCGTCAAGAATATCGACGCCAAACAATTGATTGACGCTGGTGAAGTCGAGAAGGTACGCGAGGCGGTCAAAGCTGAATTCACCGCTCAATTATCGGAAAAAGATAAGGCAATTGCAGAACGCGACGGAACAATTGCAGATATGCAAATTGGCGGTATTTTCAAAGGTTCAACGTTCTTGCGTGAGAAAGTCGCGTTGCCGCTCGATATGGTTGAAAGTTATTTCAAGTCAAATTTCAAGCTGGATAACGGCAAGCCGACAGCCTATTACAAGGACGGCAATCCGGTTATGTCAAAAGAGCCTGGCAATATCGGAAATCCTGCATCGCCCGATGAGGCATTGCGCTTGCTGATTGAAGCACATCCGCAAAAGGATATGCTGTTGAAAGCCGATGATAGCAGCGGAAGCGGAAGTGGCGGCGCTGGTGGCGGTCGTGGTGGCGGTCGTCAAATGAGGCGCGCTGACTTTGAGAAGCTGGCACCAGCGGCACAAGCGGAAGCGGCAAAGAAACAGCAGGCCGGTGAAATGGTAATCGTGGATTAATTCCCTTTCAATTAATCCACTGATCGCACGGGCGGAACTTTGGCGGGGTTCCGCCCGTTGCTGTTTTATTTTTCATTGAGTAATTCAAACCAAAGCCTAATGAGTGTTTCAACGCGTTCTTTTGCGGCTTTGGATGACGTGAATTCTTTCATTGATTTCACTCCAGGCAAGAAAACGCGCGCTTGCCATTTCTCCAACTTGTACACTTTGCCGACAATAACCGAACCAATCATTGCGATTTCGCCGCTTTCATTTCGGTTAAGATTACGCGTCCAGATGGGTTTCATCGCGTCACTTCTTTTCGTTTCCGTAAATCTGCAATTACCTTGTCTTGATCTTTGTTATAAATATCAGCGACAAGACAGGCGGTTACGGAAATTGAACCGAATTCATCATCAAGCCATTCCGTATCATCGTTGTCGAGCAACCATTGCAACGCGGCTTTATATCCCATTTTCATTGTTCTAACTCCACACTGCAAACATGTTATCGCGCTGCATCCACAAAACAGCCTTGCCGTTTGCGACGTTGACAACGCGCGCCAACATACCGTTGATTTTAACCCACTGTCCGCGCAAGTAATTTTCAACCTGCGATGCAATCGGGCGGTTGCGGTCGATATAGACGGTTTTAACATACAACTTACGCATGGGTAAATCTCCCTTAATTTGTGTGCGTGTTTAATTAGATGTAATTGTTGTTGTGGATTGTGTCAATACCATTTCAGCGTATTTTTTGTTTTGATGAGTTCGTTTCGGAATTCCTCGCTAAATTCCGAACCATCGCAATCATATTCACGAAGTGTCGGACCCATGCCCGGCTTTCCTTCAAACGATCCACCTTTTCCGGTTGCGGTTTCATATACGCGGAAATGATAATTTCCCTTGCGCCCTTCACACCGAACATATGCGCCGGTTACAAGTTCCGGGCTGTAGCTCTTGGATGTGTAAATGATTGTATTAGTCATTGTCGTGTTTCCCTTGCTGTTGATTGTTTATCGTATGTTTCGTTTCTAATTGCAACACTTATTTTTATCCACACTAGAGCCGGTTGACCATCGCGGCAAATCAGCGTATTTATCGAACATTGCCAAGCATTGGATAATGCGCGGCGCGCGGGTTGGATAACCCAACAAACCAGTTTTTCCGAAAACCGGCGCGCGTCCTGCATTTGTCAACCGCGCCACAAACACAAAGGCGCGCAAAATGCGTAGTTCACTCATTCTCCAAAATTCGACGGTGCTTGCTGCACCTTACATTCTTTCCGGCGCTTACGGTTCCGCAAACACGCTCACCAATCTGATTGGCGATCTGTATGCGGCGCTTGATGTGGTGTCGCGCGAGCTTGTCGGCATGATCCCTGGCGTTACTCGCAACGCATCCGCCGAACGTGCCGCGCTTGGTCAGGCGGTCACATGGCCGGTTGCGCCATCCATGGGCACATTCAATGTTACCCCTGCAATGGCTGTTCCCGAACCTGCGGACCGCACCATCGGTAACGACAGCATGACAATCACCAAATCCAAAGGTGTTGAATTCGGCTGGACCGGTGAAGAACAGCGCGGTTTGAACGTCCAGGGACCGGGCTATCTGTCAATTCAGGCTGATATGTTTGCACAAGGTCTGCGCACGCTCACCAATGAAATTGAAGCTGATCTTGTCGCGGCTGCGGCGGCTGCGGCAACCGTGGCAACCGGCACGGCCGGAACTACCCCGTTTGCTTCCAACGTTGGTGACAGCGCGCAAGTTCGCAAACTGCTTGATGACGCGGGCGCGCCGGGTTCGGAACGTTCGTTGATTATCGACACCACATCAGGTGCGGCACTTCGTACCCTGGCAAACTTGACCAAGGTCAATGAAGCCGGAACCAACATGACGTTGCGTGATGGTCAGTTGCTCGATTTGAACGGTCTTTCGATCCGTGAAACCGGGCAACCTTACACGGTCGCATCACACGGCACGGCGGCAAATGCGACAACCAACACGGCAGGTTATGCCAAAGGCGCAACAACCATCACCCTAGCGAGCGCCGGAACGGGAACGATCATTGCGGGCGATTTCATTTCGTTTGCCGGTGACAGCCGTTCTTATCGTGTTGTGACTGGTGACGCGGATGTTTCGGGCGGTGGTACGG